GGTACATTTAAGTTGGTCAATCGTCGGTCTTTCAGTGTTGCTAACTTCGCCAACTCTCAGCGGTTCGTTAACACAGTGCGTTCGTGATTTTGCAGGTCCCCGGTATATTTTATCGGGGCGCGGTGGCGCGTGTGGCTAAAAACGATGGGTCCCTGTAAGCTATAAAGTCTTGCTTTCACGAGCTCTTTATAAACTTCTAATCTTCTATATAAAACCAAGGAACGAAATACACAGATGCAAAAAAATCCGGCAGAAAATTTTACGACTGTAGAGGTCGATCCTGTAACTGGTGAGCATTACGTAATCATTCCTGAATGGATTTGTGACGAGAAGGGTTGGTTTGAGGGAACTGAAGTTAATATTGAATGTGACGCCCTTGGAATCATCATCACGGATGTTGAGGGGTGAGTATACCGTACTGTTGACTTGACAAATACTCTATAGATAGAGTATAATAACTGACGTAATTACACTATTTTAATGGCTAAAGGATTTACTGTTAAAGCAAAATCTCCCAGCGTAAGCAAGCAACCCGAATGGGATTATGACAAAGCGAAGGAAATGATTCGCGGTAAGACCATCGTGTTTTGTTTGCCAGGACGGGGAGTATCTTACCAATTCTTGAAATCTTTTGTTCAACTCTGTTTTGATATCGTACAGAGTGGAGCAGCGATTCAAATTTCTCAAGATTATTCATCAATGGTCAACTTTGCCCGTTGTAAGTGTCTTGGAGCAAACGTACTGCGTGGACCAGATCAAATTCCTTGGGATGGTAAACTGAAGTATGATTACCAACTGTGGATTGATAGTGACATTGTGTTTAACACAGAGAAGTTCTATCAATTGGTTCTGTTGGATCAGGACATTGCATCTGGATGGTATTGTACTGAAGATGGACAGACTTCTTCTGTTGCACACTGGATGGATGAAGATGACTTCCGAAACAATGGTGGAGTGATGAATCACGAAACTCTTGAAACGATGTCAAAGCGTAAGAAACCTTTCACTGTTGACTATGCAGGTTTTGGATGGTTGATGATCAAGCACGGTGTCTTTGAGCATCCAGAGATCAAGTATCCTTGGTTTGCACCAAAGATGCAAGTCTTTGAATCTGGAGAGGTTCAAGATATGTGTGGAGAAGATGTGAGTTTCTGTTTGGATGCAAAGGAAGCAGGATTTGAAATCTGGTGCGATCCTCGTATCAGAGTTGGTCACGAGAAGACAAGGATTATTTGATGTCTAACGATTCTTACACAGTTTTCATTAAAGGGAAGAAAGTTTATTCAAACTTGAATGTGTATGAGTATATGGACATTATGGAGAATCTGTCGCTAGAGTTTTATCAGACAGGTTCTCCACGACCTTCCGATATTGAAACAAAGATTTTTAACGAACAGAGAGGATTTATTGATGGCTAAAGCAAAGACAGGACTTGTGAAGACTGGGTGGTCTCCTGGAGCGCCGAAGAAAACTCGTCAAGGTGATGGAAATGGGACGAAACACGCAGCGTCGTCTCGTAATAATAAGCGTAAACCTTATCGTGGACAAGGGCGATAGGATCTCTAAATATTCTTAGAGATAGAAACCTCTTTAAAAGTTCTTTTGTAGGACTTTAAGGAGGTTTTTTTAATGGGAAATTCTAGAACAGACTTGGGCGAAGACTTCATTGCAAGTGGTATGACGTTAATTACAGATCCCCGTTCGGATTTTTACTTGAGGGAGACAAAAAGTGAGAAGAGATTATTAAAAGAAGTGATGGATGATCCAGGTAAGCATCACGATTTTAAGAAACAGAACGAATTGCACGAAAAAATTCGTAATGATGATGATTATGATGACTGGAGCTATGGCACAGAACCAACTTACGGACAACCTTGATAAATAAATCAAGAAAACTATACCGGACCAATGGCGCTTCCACGGGTTTCTAGAGCATTTAAGGACATTAGTCTGTCTTTTGAACCACATCCCGTGACAAAAGACTTGCCAATCTTGAAAAATGAGTCTGCAATACGTAGATCCATTATGAATTTGGTACAAACGATCCCTGAAGAGAGGTTTTTTGAACCTCTTTTGGGTTCAGATGTACGTTCTAGTCTATTTGACTTCGTTGATTTTGCCACTGCATCAGTTATTCAAGAGCAAATCCTTGAAACGATCGAAAACTTCGAACCAAGAGTCGCTAATACTGTTGTAGAAGTCGATCCACAACCAGATGAGAACACATTTGACGTAACAGTCATATTTGATATCGTTGGTCTAGAGTTTCCGACACAAGAATTCTCATTTTTACTAGAGGCAGCAAGGTAATATGCCTTTCACTAAATTTACAAACCTAGATTTTGATCAGATAAAGACCTCAATCAAAGATTATTTGAGAGCAAACTCAAATTTTAGTGATTTTGACTTTGAGGGGTCTAATTTTTCTGTCTTAATTGACACGTTAGCATATAATACTTACATAACGGCGTTCAACTCGAATATGATCGTTAATGAATCCTTCTTGGATTCAGCGACATTGAGGGAAAACGTCGTTTCTTTAGCAAGAAATATTGGTTACGTACCACGCTCTAGGAGCGCTGCACAGGCGACGGTAGGATTTGATATAACAACTAGTAGTTCTTCGTCTACACTGACCTTACAGGCGGGTCTGGTGTGCGTTGGGAGCACGAATGACACGAACTATGTCTTCTCAATTCCAGAAGATGTCACTACAACCATCAATTCTGGTACTGCATCGTTCGATGATCTAAAAATTTATCAAGGAACCTTCCTTAAAAAGGTTTTTGTTGTTAATGGATCGATTGATCAGAGATTTATTCTTGACAACTCTTTCATTGATACCTCAACAATCGTTGTAAAAGTAAAAGGTATTGCTGATACTGGTGAAGGAAGGGAATATTCATTAGCATCAAATATTCTAAACTTAGATGAAAACTCCGAAATTTTCTTGCTTCAAGAAGTTCAGGATGAAAAGTATGAACTGTTGTTTGGTGATGGATACTTTGGTAAGAAGTTAGAAGACGGTGCAGTTGTTACTGTATCCTTTATCATCACTGATGGTAAGGAAGGTAATGGACCCAGTAGATTTGATTTCTCTGGTAGAGTTATTGATGGTGATGGAAGCATTGTTGTTCCTACATCATCAATCACAATCGACACTACGGTTGCTGCATCTAATGGTGGTGATATTGAATCCATCGAATCAATCAAGTATTTTGCTCCCAGAATCTATGCTTCACAGCACAGAGCAGTAACAACTCGTGACTATGAAGCAGTTATCCAATCAATCTATCCAAATACCGAGTCTGTCTCTGTTGTTGGTGGTGAAGAATTAGATCCTCCACAGTTTGGTAATGTACTGATCAGTATTAAACCAAAGAATGGTAACTTTGTTTCTGACTTTGATAAGCAAAATATTCTTTCAAAATTAAAAGAATACAGTATCTCTGGTATCAATCAGAAAATCATTGATCTGAAGATTCTCTTTGTTGAGGTTGATAGTGCTGTTTACTATAACAGTTCACAAGTTACCAGTGTCAATGATCTAAAGACGAATGTCAATACAATTCTGAATACTTATTCTACATCAAATGTCAATCAGTTTGGTGGCAGATTTAAGTATAGTAAGTTAGTACAGACAATTGATAATGTTGATGATGCAATTTCATCCAATATTACAAGAGTCAAAATCAGAAGAAACTTGAATGCACTGATTAATGCGCCAACACAGTATGAACTGTGCTATGGAAATCAGTTCCATATCAATGAAGGTGGATTCAACATCAAGAGTACTGGATTTACAATCTCTGGCAGCACTGATTTGTTCTACTTCACCGATGTTCCCAACAAAGGAACAGATGGAAAACTGGATGGAAGTGGTAAGGGCGTTCTTGTCATCACTAAAGATGAAAGAAATACTGATGGTGAGTATGTAATCAGTAGAACACTCAATCCTATTGGTACGATTGATTACACCAAAGGTGAGATTATGGTTAATACAATAGTCATTACATCTACCGTAAAAGAGAATAATGTTGTAGAGGTTCAAGCAGTTCCAGAATCAAATGATGTCATTGGTTTGAAGGACCTTTATCTTTCATTTGATGTTGCAAATAGTAAGATAAATATGGTGAGAGACACCATTACTTCTGGTGAACAGACATCTGGTGTAGGTTATAAATCAACATCGAGTTACTTAAACGGAGAACTAAAGAGGATATAAGATGATACAAACTGGCTTTGAGCAGAGGGTTAAAGTTCAGCAGATTGTTGACAGTCAACTACCTGAATTCTTACGCGCCGAAAGTCCCAAAACTATTGATTTTCTGAAGCAATACTACATCTCCCAAGAATATCAGGGAGGTCCTTCTGATATTGCAGAAAATCTGGATCAATATCTGACACTGGATAACTTCACTCAAGAAGTTATTTCTGGTAAGACGACCTTATATTCTGATATTTCTGCAACAACAGACTCTATTCAGGTTTATTCGACCAAAGGATTTCCAAACGAATATGGTTTGTTCAAGATTGGTGATGAAATTATCACCTATACTGGTCTGACTACAAATACTTTCACTGGATGTATTAGAGGTTTCAGTGGTATTCAGACTTATAGAACAGATCTAAATCGTGAAGAGTTAGTATTCAAAGAAACAAATAAAGTTGCACACGATGGTGGTGTAGAAGTTCAGAACTTGAGTGCTCTGTTTCTTCAAGAATTTTACAAAAAATTAAAATATACCTTCACTCCAGGATTAGAAAACTCGGAATTTGTAACTGATCTTGATGTTAATAACTTTATCAAAGAGTCAAATGCTCTTTATAAAGCAAAGGGTACAAAGGAATCGTTCAAAATACTGTTCAATGTTCTCTATGGTGAGACACCAACAGTTGTAGATCTTGAAAGATATCTCTTCAAACCATCTGATGCACAGTTCAGCAGAAGAGAAGTAGTCGTTGCGGAAAGAATTTCTGGGGATCCAAATAATCTTGTTGGACAAACAATTACAAACTCGGTAGATCCTACAACAAAAGCATCTGTTTCTGAAGTTGAAATCTTTACAAGAACTGGAATCGGCACATATTACAAGTTAAATCTGTTTGTTGGCTTCACTGATGCAGATACTGTTGAAGGAACTTTTAAAGTTCAACCTAAAGTAAAAGCAATCAATGCAGTATCTGTAGGTTCATCTGTTATCACAGTTGATTCTACAGTAGGTTTTGGATCAACAGGTACGATTATAACTGGTGATAATACCATTTACTATGGTGAAAAGACAATCAACCAGTTCTTACAATGTACTGGTGTTGATACCGCAATCGGTGTTGCGGATGATATCAGACAAGATCAAGTATTCTTTGGTTTTGAAAATGGTGATGTAACAAAGAAAGTTGAACTTCGTATCGGTGGAGTTCTTTCTAATTTTGAAGTAGTTGGTAAACCTTCTTTAGTAACAGAAGGACAGATTATTCGTGTCAAAAATATTGGTGAGGTAATTAAGAATCCAGAAACTGATAAGTCATTTAAAGAAACATTTGCAAACTCTTGGATCTATAACACTTCAGTTAGATTTGAAGTTGACACAATTAGTGGTTCGACATACACTCTTAAGTCTACAATTGAAAAATCTAGTCTAAAAGTTGGAGACACTGTAGATATTCTACAAGGTTCAACACAGACTATTGCAGCAGCAGACGCAAAAATCCAGACTGTTAGTGGAAAAAGTATAACTCTTGGAAGTCTTGGTGGATTCACTCCAGCAGCAGGTGTTGATTATACAATCAGAAGAAAACTTGATACTGCTTCTAGCACTGGAGTTCCTCTGGCATATGATGGTGTAACTGCTGATATTCAAAATGTCTATCTTGAAAATGAAGAGACATTCTATGTTGCAGCAAACTCTTTACCATCTTATGAGATTACTAAAGAGATTAAATCCGCAACCATTCCTTCTGCCAGCGGTAGTGCATTAGAGAACTTCAATACTAATACTTTAAGATATACAACCCTTTCATTCCCATCCAGTGTTCCATTTGTTACTGGAGATGAGGTTCAATACACAGCATCGAATGATACTTTACTTGGTCTTACTGAAAAGACTTATTACGTAAAGGTATTGAATCCTGATAACAAGATAGAACTATATGAGTCACCATCTTTCATTGAAAGTAACACTCCCATCGGATTTGAATCCTTAAGTGCAACAGGTTCTCATACCTTTACTTTAGCATCTCAAAAGAGTGGATCTCTGCAACCACAAAGACTTCTGAAGAAGTTCCCCAACAGTCAGAACATTAAGAATGGTGCTGGCACAATGACACTTCCAGGGACCACTGGTATGCTGGTCAATGGTGTTGAGATTGCAAATTATAAGTCATCCGATAAGATTTTCTTTGGACCAATCAAAGAAGTTATTCGTCTTAGTGCTGGTGATGATTATGATGTCATCAATCTACCTACCGTAACACTTGGAGATCCTGTTGTTAGTGGTGGAACTACAGCGCTGATTAGACCTGTTATTAGAGGATCTGTCAAGTCTGTTTTAGTTGATCCTCAAGACTTTGATATTCGTAGAGTTCAATCAGTCACCATTAGTGGCGGAAATGGATCTGGAGCAGTCTTAGAACCCATTCTGGATACAAAGTACCGTGAGATTGAATTTGACGCAAGAGAAAGCACTGTAGGTGGTGGTATTGACATTAGTGATGACACTATCACCTTTACCAAGAATCATAATTTGAGAAATGGTGATAAGATAATCTATAATAGAAATGGAAATGCAGAAATTGGTATTGGATCGTTTAATGGTAGCAATACCGATCAAACATCAACTCTTCATAGTGGATCTGCATACTTTGCAGAGATTGTTAATACATCAACAGTTAAGTTGTATGAAACTTTTGATGATTTCAACTCTGGTATTAGCACAGTAGGATTCACAACTTCTGTTACTCAAGGTGTTCACAAATTTAGACTGTTTGATCCAAAACAAACTCTTCGTGAAATTAGAGTTATCAATCCAGGAAGTGGATATGAAAACAGAAAACTGACTGTTAAACCTGCAGGAATTTCAACTGCTTACAGTACAGTTAATTTTGTCAATCACGGGTTCAAAGATGGTGATATTGTTGTCTATACTGCTAATACCACTGCAATTGGCGGTCTTACAAGTGGAAATGAGCATCGCATTCTTAAACTTGACAACAATTCCTTCAGATTGAGTGATCCTGGTATTGGTGTAACTGCATCTATCGACAATTATAAGAGAAGAAAGTTTGTAGAACTCACTACACAAGGTGTTGGTGACCATAATTTTGCTTATAGAGACATTACTCTGACGATTGATGCTGAATTTGACGGTGTAACAGGTGTAATTACTGCTACTCCACAGGTCAGAGGTGAAATTGTCGATCTTTACCTCTATGAAACAGGCACTGGATATGGTTCAACCATCCTCAACTTCCATAAACTGCCTGATGTTACCTTCAAATCTGGTAAAGATGTTGAAATCAAACCAATTATTAGTGATGGAAAGATTGTAAGTGTTCAAATTACCAATCCTGGAACAGAATATACAAGTGCACCAGACCTGACAGTTGATGGTGTAGGTATTGGAGCAAAATTAAGAGCAGTTATTGCAAATGAGAAAGTCACTTCTGTTGTAATTCTCAATGAGGGTGTTGGATATGATGTCAATACTTCAATTGCAGCAACATCTATAGGAAGTAATGCATCTGCTAGAGCATCTGTCAGAGATTTGACAGTTGATCACAATTCAAGATTTGGTAATGAACTCGTTTCAGAGGACACATCAGGTCTGAAATACAATTTGGTAGGATATAGCACTCAGATTGGTGGAGATGCCTTCCAGGACGTTGTAGGCACTCACTCGCCAATCATTGGTTGGGCATATGATGGTAATCCAATCTATGGTCCTTATGGATATGCTAATGCATTAGATATTAACTCCGATATTGTTCAGTTGAGCACAGGATACACAAAGTCTAGTGCCGATGTTGTTGACAGACCTTCTGGTTTTGCTGATGGATTCTTTGTTGAAGACTACAAATATGATAATTCTGGTAATCTAGACGAATATAACGGCAGATTTGCAAAAACACCAGAATTTCCCAATGGCGTCTATGCATATTTTGCTGGAATTTCCACCAATTTTGGAAATGGTACTACACAACCTGAATTCCCATATTTTATTGGCAATTTCTACAGATCAGAACCTGTAATTCAGAATGTAGATCAAACTTTTGATTTCAATTCTTCAAAATTAAGAAGAAATACTCTTCCATATAGAGCAGACTCACTTTTTGCTTCAAATGACTTTATTGTTGAACCAAATGAGTTCATTGCACAGAGAGCAATTGTTGATTCTATTACAAGTGGATCTGTAACCGATTTTAAGGTTATTGAACCTGGATCTGGATATGCTGTAAATGATGTTGCAAGTTTTGCTGGTCAAGGTGGTCTTTCAGCATATGTTTCAGAAATCAAAGGTAAGAGCATTGTTGATGTCAATACAACAACAGAGACTTTTACTGACTGTGTAGTTACTAGATCTAATGACTCAGAGGTCAAACTAACATTTACATCAACTCATAATATCAATGATGGAGATAGCATTGCTATTTCTGGTCTTTCAACGTATATTAAAGGTCTGACTAAGACACATACCGTTGGTGTCACCACTGAAACACTTTTCTTAATTGCTGATGTTGCATCAAACGCAACTGTAGGATTTGTCACTGATATCTACGTTTCTAATGTCCCAGAGATCATCTCTGTAGGGTCTACAATTGGTATTGGAACTGAAAGACTATCTGTTCTCAACGTTTATAGTGGAAGTAAGGTTCTGAGAGTTGCTAGAGGTCTATCTGGTGCTGGACATACATCATCTACCGCAGTCAAAGAAGTTAGCAACACAATTACAGTTCCTCTGAGCACCAAAGATTTCTCATCGAATGTAAATGAAGAATATTACTTCAATGCAGCAACTCAACTTGGTATTGGAGCTACTGCAGGGATAGGAGTTTCGTTTGTTTATGCTGTTGGAGCAGATGCTAGATCCATTTCAATTCCAACTCAAAGCATTTACTTACCAAATCACCCATTTAAGACAAATCAACCTGTTGTTCTTGCTGCTCCAGTTGGTGCATCGAAGATTTCTGTATCTGATGGTGCATCATCACCTACATTTAATATTCCAGACTCCACAACACAAAATTTATTTGTAATTAACAAAGGAAGAGACTTTGTTGGTCTTGCAACTCAGGTAGGAGTCACCACAAATGGTTTATTCTTGAGATCATTCAGTCCAAATGGTGATAGTGATGATTACAAGTATTCTATTGCACCTCGTTATAATCAGGTAACTGCAAAAGCACAAAAAATTACCGCAACAGTTGCTGTATCGACTGATCACGGACTCTCTGATAAAGATACAATCTCTCTTGATCTAAGACCAAATCTTTCGGTTGGTATTGGAGTATCTACAGGCATTTTTGTTAAGAGAAATGGTGATGAAGCAAAACTGCTTGTTAATCCTGTTGGATTTACTTCAGCAGTAGTTGGAACTGCTAAGAGTGAGCTGTCAATCACTTCACACGGATTTAAGACTGGTGAAAAAGTCTTCTATAACTCTTCAGACTTGATTGTATCTGGTCTTGAAACAGGTTCTTACTATGTTTATAGAATTGATGATGATACGATTCAACTTACCGAAACATATAACGATGCAATCTCAACTCCACCAACCATTGTAAGTTTTGCATCAACTGGTGGTGCAGGTCAAGAGTTGGCAAAGATCAACCCACAAATTCCTGTTATCAAAAATAACAACCTTGTATTTGATCTGTCCGATGAATCTCTTGATGGATATAACTTTAAGATTTTCTATGATAATCAGTTCCATAATGAATTGGTATCAGTTGGTGGGACAGTAACAGATTTTAGTGTAACTGGCGTTGGAACGATCGGCATTGGAACTACAGGAACAGGCACACTAACTCTCAAGTATAGTTCACAACTCCCATCAAAACTGTATTATGCTCTTGAAAAGTCTGGATATATCAGCAGTGCTGATACATTTGTATCAAACTATTCAGAAATTCTTTTTGTTGATAGTAAGTATAATGGCAATTATAAAATTGCCGGTGTTGGAACTACGACATTCCAAATTGCATTAGATCAAGTACCAGAGAATTCTGCTTATGTTGCATCTGATTTAGCGTTTGCAGAATATACAACAAACTCACCAACTGCTAGAGGTGGTGTTCATCAGATGAGAATCACCTCTGGTGGAGAAGGATATAAAGATCTGCCAGACTTTGTAAGTATTGCATCAACTGATGGTATCAATGCAACGATCCTTCCAGTTTCTGAAACGATTGGAAATATCAATGAAGTGACAATCAAAGATCAAGGATTTGATTTCTCTGCAGATAAAACCCTGAGTCCAGAGGCATTTGTTTCTGCTAACTATCGTTTGAGAAACAGAAACACTATTAGTGCAATCAATGTTATTGATGGTGGTCAGAACTATATTTCTGCGCCCAATTTGGTTATCGTAAATCGTGATGGTGAGCAAGTAAACTCTGGTGTTTTAGAAGCAAATCTTCAAGGTTCATCGGTTATCTCCGTAACTATTGGTGATGCACCTAAAGGACTCAGTGAAGTCGTCAATACAGTCTTTGCTATTAACAACACTAACGGTGTTGGAATTGATAGTTGTACATCATCTCCTGCAGGTATTATAACCTGCAGACTGCAGACACCTATTCTTGGATTTAATACTGCACCATTTGCTGTTGGAGATAAGATCTTTGTTGAAGGTATTGCAAAACTTGGCACAGATGGAGAAGGATTTAATTCTGCAGATCACGGATTCAAATTCTTCCCCGTTACCAAGTTTACTAACACCAACCCTGCCGAGGTTGAGTTTGATATTACAGGCATCACCACTAATGCTGGTATTGCTGTTACGACACAGAATTCTTATGCAACTCTAATTAGACAGTCTAACTACCCAACTTTTGAAGTTGTTCAATCACCATTAGAACTTCTTGATGGTGAAAAAATTCTTACTTTAGATACTGCAACAAATGAGTTTGTTGAAAGAGATTTAGAAGTTGTCGAAAATGAAGGAGAACTTCTGAAGATCTATGGATCTTATGACCTATCTCTTGATGAAAGACTTCTTGGTAAGACTTCTGGAGCAGAGGTAACAGTTGACTCTATTGAAGAGAATAGAGGTTTCTTCAATGTTGATTATTCACTCGAAACTGATATTGGATGGCGCGAAGAAACTGGTAAACTCAATCAGGACTCTCAAGTAACTCCTGATAATGATTATTACCAAAATCTGTCATATACAGTTAAGAGTTCACAGACATTTGAAGAAATTATTGATCCTGTAAATAGATTGCTTCATACTTCAGGTATGAAGAACTTCTCCGATACTGGAATTACTAATAATATTTCTGCAGGTATTGGAACTACTATTTCTGCAACTAGCATTGCACTGCTTGATATTGTTAGTGATAAGAGAGTAGATGTAGTTAAATCTTTTGACTTTGGTCTTGATGTTGATGTACTGGACGGAAGATCCAAGTTTATCAAACTTGAGAACAAAAAACTTGCAGACTTTATCAAGTGCGACACAAACAGAGTACTAATCGTTGATGATATTAAAAACCAGTTCTCCAATAGTGATGACACTGAAGATCTGTTTGTCAATCTTGATTCTATTAACATCACTGACGGATATGCAAGATATCTACTTCAGGTAAGAAGTGTTGATAACAATGAAATTCAGGCAACTGAAGTCATGGTTGTTCCATCACAAGATAGGAAGTCTTTCCTGACGGTTGAAAAAGCAAATGTTACCATCGGTCAAGTTAGTAACAACAATACAAATACAACATCAAGTCTTGGTGACTTTGTTGCAGATACTAATAACTTGGCGTTACAATTTGTTCCAACTGAACCATATGAGACTGATTATGATATTAAGATCCTTAAGAACGAGTTTAATACAACTCTGACTGGTATTAACACAAGAACAGTTGGTTTTGTAGATCTTGTTGGTGTTACAACCACAGTTGGTGTAGGGACAACAGTATCTTTGGTTGTTAGAGATGCAGATCTTACCGAGGGTATCTACGCTAATGTTGAGGTTGTTAATGAAGTATCTCAATTAAGAACAGTTGTTGAATTGTATCTGGATCACGATGGATCTGATACATTTGTTTCAGAGTTTTACTTTGATAACGATGCTACTGTTCAATCGTCAGATAATTTTATCGGAACTTTCAAGGGAAGCATCAACTCCGGTGTCCTTTCTCTAGACTTCACTAACAGCACTGAAACTGATTCAGTTCTTGTTAGAACTAGAGCAGTTGGATTTGGATCAACATCTGTTGGTGTTGGAACATACAGATTCCTTACAGCAACACAACCAGCAGAAACTGAAAAGTCTGGCAGACTTCAAACTAACTTCGCACAGACTGTTGGTATTTCTACTCCTATCAGCGTTTCTAACTCTGATGTAACAACTCTCAAAACACTTGCAAGAGTTGGATATGGAAATACTTCTGCACTGCACCAATTACTGGTAACACACGATGGAACATCAGCTTATACCGTACAATATCCTTATCTTTCCATTGGAAGCACCAGCGGGATTGGAACATTTGGAGCAAATATTAGCAATAATGATCTGCTGTTAAACTTCTTCCCAGATCCCACAATTTCTGGTTCTCAAGAAATTGTAGTTCAAACTTACACTGAAGTTTTACAAACTACTAGAGATCTTGAGAATGTTGCAGATATCTTGACCTATGGTCCAGTAAATGAAAAACTGACTGTAAGTGGATATAACGCACTCAATGGTGATAGAAGTAACGCTACGGCGTTTGATATGAAGCATGAAGGTATTCCTATCTTCGCTAAGACTTTCAATCCTTCACTAACTACCATTCTCGACAAAGGAACTGGTATCTTCACTATTGAAGATCACTTCTTCCAGACTGGAGAGCGTCTTATCTACGAACCAGGATCAACCTTTACCGGTGTTGCTGGAACTGCAATGAACCGTGCAGGAACACATGTTGGATTAGCAACTGAAGTTTATGCAATTAGATTGAATGCTGATCAATTTAAGGTTGCAGAATCTGCTGCTGATGCAAATTCTGGAACTGGTGTTACCTTTAGCGACCATGGTGGAGGTAATGCTCACACCTTTGAGATGTTTAAGAAACTCAGCAAGTCAATTGTTTCTATTAATGGTGTTGTTCAGAGTCCAATCGCATTTACAGACATTAACTATGATTTGGAAGATAATGGTGGATCAATTACTGGTCTGACATCCTTCTTCTCAATCTCTGGTATTTCTTCAATTTTGCCTGGAGACATCTTCAAGGTTGATGATGAATATATGAAGGTTGAAGGTGTTGGTCTTGGAACTACATCTATTGGTCCAATTACTGGAACTGGTAATTTTAATGTTGTTAAAGTTGAGAGAGGATTTGTTGGAACCTCCGCTACAGAGCACGATGATGGTACTACTGCAAGAATCTTCATTGGTTCATTCAATCTCGTCAAGAGCAAAATTCACTTTACTGAACCACCAAGAGGTGATTTAGGACAACTGGTTGGTCTTGATAATTTACCTAAATCGAAGTCGTCATTCGGTGGAAGAGTATATCTTAGACAAGATTATGATACCAACCAGGTATTTGATGATATTTCCAAAGATTTCACTGGAATTGGCAAGACTTACACAGTAACTGTTGCTGGTCTCAACACAACTGGTATTGAAACTGGAAGTGGTGTGGTCTTTATTAATGATATCTTCCAGAAACCATCAACCGAAAACAATCTTGGAAATAACTACGACTTTGAACAAGGTGCTGCTGGTATCTCTAGTGTTATCTTCACTGGTATCACTTCATCTAACGGTCAGTTGATTCTGTCTGAAGACAACATCAACAAGAATCAACTTCCTAGAGGTGGTGTCATTGTTTCTCTTGGATCTACACCTGGTCTCGGATTTGCACCTCTGGTTGGTGCTGCTGTAACCGCAGTTGTATCTGGTGGTGCAATTCAATCTGTTGGTCTTGGAATTACAGATATTCATGGATCTGGTTATCGTGGTGCATCAGTTTCAGTCGGAATTACTGAGTTTGGTGGATCACCTGGATCTGGTGCAGATGTCTCTGCAGTCGTTGGTGCTGGTGGAACCTTGATCTTTACGGTCAACTCTGGTGGATCTGGATATACAAATCCAATCGTAAGTATTCCAGCACCATCATATGAGAATCTGGAAGTTGTTGGTGTATCACGTCGTGGTCTTGGAGCAACAACAGAAACAGGTAAGGGTCTGCTATTGACTCTTGATGTTGGATCTGCTTCCACAACTGGCATCGGATCAACTCTATTTGAAGTTAAGAGCTTTAAGATTTCTAGACCTGGATATTCATTCTTACCTGGTGACAAGTTCAAACCTGTTGGACTTGTAACTGATAAGGGACTTGCTGCTCCACTTGCAGACTTTGAACTAGAAGTTCTTGATACTTTCTCTGATTCTTTCTCTTCCTGGTCATTTGGTGAGTTGGACTTTATTGATCCTATCTCAGATCTTCAGGATGGATCAAGAACAAGATTCCCACTTTACTATCAAGGTGAACTGTTGAGTTTTGAACTTGGAGCAGATCCAGAGTTAGATCTCAATGCAGTTCTGTTGATCTTTATCAACGGTGTTATTCAAGAACCTGGTTCTCACTATCAGTTTGGTGGTGGTACATCATTTAAGTTTGAGACTGCACCAAAACCAGAAGATAACATTTCTATCTTCTTCTACAGAGGAACACGAGGTATTGATAGTGTTTCGGTTGAAGTTATCGAAACTATCAAAGAAGGTGATGAACTGCAATTGATGCAATATGGAAATGTTGTTACTCAAGACCGTAGAAGCATTGCAGGTATTGTTACTTCAGACTTAGTTGAAACAAACCTCTATGCTGGTCAGGGTGTTAGTGATACGGTTTCCAGACCATTTGATTGGTATAAGCAAAAGGTAGACAAGTTTATCAATAATAACTTTGTTTATAAGACAAGACCTTCGATTGAACCACACGTTTATCCAACTGCAAGAATTATTGGTGATGTTTCATCTTCTGCTAATGAAATCTTTGTTGATGATGCACAGTTCTTTAACTATGAAGAAAATGAGTCTTCAATTGTCATTGATGATGTAGACGCTCTCATTGTAAATGGTGGTGCTGCAGATCCAGTAGCAGCAGCAATTACTGCAACTGTTGGAACTGGCGGAACAATCAGTGCTTTGACAGTTACTAGTGGTGGTTCAGGTTATGTTGGATCTGCAGTAACGGTTTCAATCTCCGCACCTAAGACTATTGGTGTTGGTGTTGGAACAACTGCTTCTGCAACAATTCCAGTCGTCAATGGTTCATTGAGTGGAACTGCAAACATTACTGATGGTGGATTTGGATATAATGCATCCAATCCTCCACTTGTACTTTCACCAACACCAAACCCAATCTACGAAAATATCACTTCTATTGATATTGTTCAAGGTGGATCTGGTATTGTTACTGGTATTACAACTGTTGCTGGAACTGGTGGTCAGGGAACACTAGGTATCAAGTTCTTCTTGAATGCTGCAAGTAATAATGAATATTCAAACTTCCAAAATGGTTATCCAATCTTTATTTCAGACACTATTGTAGGTCGTGGAGTAACTTCTATCAACAACGCACAAGATGTTGCAGTTGTTGGTGTAGGAACAACCTTTGTAGATAATGTCTACATTGTCAGAAACTTCTCTGCTGCTGCGGCAAATGCAGAGTTTGTTGCTGATATTCTTTCAACCACAGCGTCAGCTTCAGAAATTCCTTCAACTGGATTTGTCACTTGTGGAAGATTCTCCTGGGGTCGTCTCGCAGGCATTGCAAGAGCAAGTTCACCAATTTCTATTGGTGTTACTGGTCTTACATTCTCAGGTCTCAGCACATATCCGACTATTCAAAGAAGAACATTCGGACATAGAGACTCTGGTGCTCTCAGAAACGATCTGGGATAAAGTATAAATATAGAAAAAAGCTAGCACGATGGCGGCCATTGTAACAGATCAGTTTAGAATATTGAATGCGGAAAATTTCGTAAATTCCGTCACAAATACTTCTAACGCATATTATGTCTTTGTAGGATTGGCAAATCCTACAGCAAGTGGTTTTGGAAAATCTTCTACTTGGGACACAAACACTCCAAGTCCTATTGATAACTTTGAGTATCAAGGATTTGTAAGTGATAATATGTCGTTTGGTAGGAAAATTACTTCCTCAAACATCAGAAGAGTTGTTAGAAGAATAAACTGGACTCAAGGTACGCGATATGAAATGTATCGCCAAGACTATAGTATTAATAGTTTGTCTCCAGTGTCTAAATCTGCGAGACTATATGACGCGAACTATTATGTAATGAATAGTGAGTTTAAAGTTTACACTTGTATTGACAATGGTTCTTCTGGCATTTCCACAACAGGTAATGCATCTTTGGATGAACCAACATTTACTGATCTTGAGCCATCAAAAGCAGGTGTTAGCGGTGATGGTTATGTTTGGAAGTATTTGTTCTCAGTTGCTCCAAGCGATGTAATTAAGTTTGACTCTACAGAATATATCACATTGCCCAATGATTGGGCAACGACAACTAATGCTCAGATTGCCGCCGTCAGAGACAATGGTGATTCTACTGTCAATGAGAATCAGTTAAAGAAGATCTATATTGATGAACGTGGTGCTGGATATTCTCAAGGAACACACGAAGTAAGCATTTTGGGTGATGGCACTGGAGGCAAAGCAATCCTTGATGTTGATGCTCAAGGAAGAATTACTAGTGCTTCAGTTTCTTCTGGCGGTAAGAATTATACTTATGGAATGGTTGATCTTGGATCAATTAACTCCAATTCCACAACCAAAGCAAAACTAGTTCCGATCATCCCACCTTCAAAAGGTCACGGATATGACATTTATCAAGAACTAGGCGCAGAGCGTGTTCTTCTCTATGCACGTTTTGATGATTCTACTAAAGATTTCCCAGTAGATACAACAATATCTCAAATTGGTGTTGTTAAGAACCCAACTTCTGTTGGATCTACTTCAGTATTTACTGACAATCAATATTCGTCAATGGGAGCAATCAAGTTCTCAACAACTTCAGGCACTCTTGCAATCGGTGACGTTCTAAGTCAGAACGTAACTGGTGGAACTGCCAAAGGATATGTTTTCTCATATGACACTGAAACTAAAGTCGTTAAGTATGTTCAGGACAGATCATTGTTCCTGAATCAAACAACATTTGATCAGACTGATTATGTTGGAGTAACAACTTCTGCAAATGTATATTCATTTGCTTCAAATACAAACGCTGTAACTAGTGACGGTGGTTTCTCTGGAACAGTTGATACTGCATTTACTGGAGTTTCAACCAATCCAACAGGATCAAAAGTCATTTCTTTGGGTGTCAATTTCGCAAACGGAGTTGCTACACCAGAGATAAATAAAGGATCAGGGGACATCATCTATATTGACAATAGACCTGCTATCTCCAGAAATTCTAGACAAAAAGAAGACGTTAAAATTATCCTGGAATTCTAAAAAATGCCACAAAAAACGAATCTCAATATAAGCCCATATTTTGATGATTTTGATAAGAACGATAACTTCTATCGCGTCTTATTCAAACCAGGATACCCTGTTCAAGCGAGAGAACTGACAACTCTGCAGTCTATTCTGCAGAATCAAATAGAAAATTTCGGTAGTCATATTTTCAAAGAAGGATCGATGGTGATCCCTGGAAATATCAACTACGATGGTGAATATACCTCACTAAAAATTAATTCCGACTATCTAGGAATTCCTGTAACAGCATATGCAGATAAACTAATAGGAAAGAGACTGAAGGGACAAACTTCAGGTGTAACTGCGAGTGTTGATAAATTTTTGGATGTTTCTCCTGCAGAGGGAATCACCGATTTAACATTATTTGTTAGATATCACGATTCTAGCGATATTGGAGAGATTGCAACTTTCAGCGATGGTGAAGTTTTAATCGTCGAAGAAAGTTTTGCATATGGAAATACTTCTGTAAATGCAGGAGACACCGTTGCTACAGTTGTTGCTGAAGATGCCGCAGCGATTGGTAGTAATGTTTCCATTGGCACCGGTGTTTATTTCATTAGAGGAACATTTGTTGATGTTGCTGCGGATAAAATAGTCCTGGATGCATATAGCAATAACCCATCCTATAGAGTTGGTTTAGAAATTACTGAAGAACTCATCACTGCAAAGGATGATGATTCTCTCTATGATAATGCAAAAGGATTTTCCAACTTTGCTGCACCAGGTGCAGACAGACTGAAAATTACTACAAAACTTTCGAAAAAACTTCTCACTGATTACGACGATAAGACATTCGTTGAACTGTTGAGAATTGAAGATGGAGAAATCAAGAAGTTACAAAATACTTCTGTTTACAGCATTATCAAAGACTACTTTGCAAAGAGAACTTTTGAAGAGTCTGGAGATTATTCTCTTGGAAACTTTGGTGTTGATACATCAGAGATTCTAAACGATAGAATGTCTAATGAGGGAGTATATTTTGATGATCAAATAACTGATCAAGGTAATACCCCGTCTGAAGATCTGTATGCAGTAAAAGTTTCTGCAGGAAAAGCATATGTCAAAGGATTTGACGTAGAAACTATTTCAACAACAGTTCTTGATGTAGAAAAACCAAGGGATACAAGATCAGTATCAGATGCTTTAGTTCCATTTGAGTTTGGAACACTTTTGAGACTGAACAATGTCAACGGTTCTCCTTTTATTGGTGTCAATAATAATGATAATACTGTAAATCTATTCAGTCAAAGAAAAACAACTGCAAACGCAACTTCTGGTTCTGGAACTCAAATTGGTAGAGCAAGAATTTATTCTTATGGTCTAACTGACTCCAGATATGTAGATGCATCATCGCAGTTTGATCTTTATCTGTTTGACGTTCAAACCTTTACAGAATTAACTCTTAATTCTTCAGTAACAAATGCACAACTCCCCGATTCTTCATTTATTGAAGGTGTAAGCAGTGGTGCATCAGGTTTTGCAAATGCTCAAGGTGGTGGTAGTGCTACCATCAATCTTGTTCAAACAACAGGAACATTTATCGCCGGTGAGCAATTAAGAATCAATGGAACTACTTTAGTTTCAAGATCTGTTAGAAGGGTTAGAACCTTTGGTATTGAAGATATTAAGTCCGTATTCCAAGATTCTACCGCAGTTGATTCCGAACTGAAAACTGATTTCTCTGGTGATCTGGTTCTGCAAAGAAAAACAGCACCAAACTTCAGTATTGCAGATCAAATTACCATCAGTAGTGCTGGTATTGCTACAGTTGCTGGTAAGAACTTTGTTGGTATTAAGAGTGATGCAATTATCAGATATCAAACTTCAAATCTGTTAGTACCAACATTTAATAGAGTCGAAAGTGTTTCTGCTGATGGATTGTCAATGACATTGGCAGCAACAACTAATGTTTCTAATGTATGTGCTGGTAACATCATTGCAGGAACAGTCAATTTCACAGTTGGTGCTCCTATTTCAAGAAATAAAGGTGGGATGTATGCACCTTTAGAACAAACTGATGTTGCTACAGTCGGTCTCTCTGGATCTAATCTCACAGTAAATACTCAGATCAGAGAAAAGTCTACTAATGGTGCTGGAGAATTAAGTCTTGTTCCTAGTGACACTGGCATCACAAGTTCTAGATATGAGACATTTGATGCTGAACGTTACTCAATTCACTATGCTGATGGATCTATTGAAGATCTGACTTCTGATCAGTTTAGTCTAGGTACTGATGGTAATGTTACTATTACAGGTTTGACAGCATCGCAGTCAAGCAATGTTACTGTCAATGCAACCGTTAAAAAGATTGGCATCACTGAAAAGACAAAAAATTATACTAGAAGTGAAAAGATTAACATCACTAGATGTCAAAGTGGAGTCACAACTTCTCTGACAGGATTGACGCAGAGCGATTTCTATGGAACAAGGATTGAAGACAAAGAAATTTCTCTCAACGTTGCTGATGTTGTAAAAGTTATTGCTGTCTACGAATCTCTCAATACTAGCGCCCCTGTTTTAGATAAACTGGCATTCCCAGCAGGTCTTGCTTTAGATACAAATTCTATTCTTGGCGAAAAAATTCTTGGTAAAGAGACAGGTGCTTTAGCACAAATTGTCACAAGATCTTCTGCAACAGAAGTTGAAATTGTATATTTGAATGATTCTACCTTCTCTGTAGGAGAACTGGTAGAATTTGAAGAATCAAATATTACTTCAATCATTTCCACGATTACAATTGGTAACTATCAAAATGTAACTAAGCACTACACTCTTGATAAAGGACAGAGAGAAGAATTCTATGATTATGGACGTATAGTAAAATCTAATGATGGATATACTCCAACACGCAGATTGCTTATCATTTTTGATTATTATCTTGTTCCCAGTAATGACACTGGTGATATTTACACTGTAAATTCATATGATTCTGAAAGATATAAGTATGACATTCCAACACTTCCTAGTGGAGTTAGAGCATCTGATATTCTTGATGTAAGACCAAGAGTTACTGCTTTTGATCCTTCAACAAACAGGTCTCCATTTGATTTTGATTCAAGAACTTTTGGAACTACAGGAAATAATCCAACTTTAGTTGCTGCACCTGGAGAAAGTTCACTTGTTGATTTCTCACACTATTTACCAAGAATTGATAAAATTAGTCTGGATAAAGATGGTGTATTTACAGTAACTAAAGGAACTTCTGCAGTAAATCCAAAAGCACCAACTTCTGTAGATAATGCAATGGAAATTGCAACTTTGAAGTTGCCTGCATATCTCTACAATACTGATGATGTTGAAATCACTGTTGTTGATAACAGAAGATATACGATGCGTGACATCGGTAAGATTGAAGATAGAGTTGAAAATCTAGAAACTTTAACATCATTGACATTACTCGAACTTGATACTAAGACCTTACAAGTCAGAGATGCTGATGGTCTTGATAGATTCAAGTCAGGTTTCTTTGTTGATGACTTCAAAGGTGTTGATAGAACTGACCTTGATGATTCAGACATTGCAGTTGATAGTGTGACAAACACTTTGACAACACCCAGAGACTTCTTCTCTCTGAAACCACAGATTGCTTTAGAACCATCAATCAACATCAGTACCGCAGATTTTAGTCAAGATTTGCCTCTCTTGGATTCTAATGTTCAAAAGACTGGTGATTTAATCACACTGAAATATACTGAAAAAGACTGGATCGAGCAACCTCTTGCATCTAGAGTTGAAAATGTCAATCCATTTAATATGATTGACTTTACGGGAAGAATTCAACTGACTCCTGCATCTGATAACTGGACAAGAAATGTTTTTGTTGATGGTGGAACTAGAACGATTACTGGATTTGGTGGAAACTTTATTGAAACTGTTAAAATCTCCAGTGCTCCAGATACTCACATTAGATCTAGAAACGTAGCATTTGCTGCTGGTGGATTAAGACCTTTGGCAAGACACTATCCTTTCTTCGATAGTGCTAGTGGTATTGACATTGTTCCAAAATTGATTGAAATTACAATGTCTTCTGGTGTATTCAGTGTAGGTGAAGATGTTACTGGATTTATTGGTGGAACAAGAGTCTTCAATGCAAGAGTTATTCAACCAAACCACAAGACTGGTCCATATAATAATCCAACAACAACTATCAGTTTGAATCCATATGATAGATCTGTAAGTCTTCCAACAACATATTCTGCATCTTCAACTGTTCTCAACATTGATGCTGAAGCACTTGCAGATGAAGTTCAGGGTCGTTATGTTGGATTTGTCCAAAAAGGTGTTGTTCTTGTTGGCAACACAAGCGGTGCACAAGCGTCTGTAAGCGATGTTAGACTGTTTACAGATACATTCGGTGATGTAGGTGGTTCAATCTTCTTCAGAGACCCTCTAGCGTCCCCTCCACCACCTCTCAGGTTCAAGACTGGGACCAGTACTTACAAGTTGACCTCAAGTTCAACAAATGCAACTCCTCTCAAAGGAAGTTTGTTGATCAGTTCTGCTGAAACTACTTATCGTGCAACTGGTATTGTTGATACCTTTAGACAAACAAGAGTTATTGTAAGAAGACCACCCCCACCAGCACCTCGCCCTCGCCGTCGTCGTGGCGGAAAAGACCCGTTGGCACAATCATTTACAGTGGATGAAACAGGTGCATTCCTGACTTCAGTTGACCTGTTCTTCTCAAACAAGGACGAAGCAGAAAAAGTTACTGTTGAAGTTAGAACCGTTGAGTTGGGTACACCAACAGGTGAAATGGTTGATGACTTCTCTAGGGTTACTTTAGAACCTTCACAAGTCAACACTTCGAGTGATGGAACAGTTCCAACGAATGTTAAATTCCCATCACCAATCTATTTGGAACCAAATACTGAATATGCAATTGTTATTCTAGCACCAACAACCAATCAATATGAGCATTGGATTGCTAGAATGGGCGAAAGAACAGTTAACACAACCACATTACCAAATGCTGAAAGTGTTATTGTTACTAAACAATATGTTGGAGGAAGCCTCTTCAAATCTCAAAACGGAACTATTTGGACCGCAAGTCAATTTGAAGATCTCAAGTTTAAACTTTATAAGGCAAACTTCTCAACTACACCAGGAACAGCATATTTCTACAATACACCATTAACACCTACAGATGCTAACCTGCCTAAATTGAATGCAGATTCTATTAAGACTCTGCCTAGAAGGTTGAAGGTTGGTATTACCACAACAACCACAATGAATTCTGTGTTGCAAGTTGGTAGAAAGGTAAGTGATGGAACTGCAGGAAGACCATATGGTTTCATCGACCAAGTTGGTGGAAGACTTGATGGATTAAATCCTTCTATTGTAGGTGCTGGATATAGTAATGGCACATATAGTGATGTTCCACTCTACACTATTACAGGTAATGGTAGTGGTGGTAGAGCAACGGTTGTTGTTGCTTCTAACGTAGTTTCTTCGGTTACACCAACTACAGACGGAAATGGATATGTTGTTGGTGACATTGTTGGTGTCACTACTTCCAATATGGTAAAGGGAAGTGGTGCAAAAATCACAGTCACGCAGTTGGATGGATTTGATACATTATATTTGACAGGTGTTCAGGGACAAACTTTCGATACAGGAGACCTAGTTGTTTATGAAAGTGATACTGCTGTCTCTTATGCAAATACTGATATTTTGAATTCTACTGTCCTCGATTCTCTATCAGAGGGTAATATTATTGAGGTTACTCATCA